TGGTTGTATAGAACCATGAAAAATGCATTATGTTTACGGTAAAACCGTGGTATAATGTAAGTAAGTATATGCGTTTCAGGACGCATATTTTTATTTGGTTGCGGCCTGGGGTGAGAGAAAGGAGACTGACAAAGCATGGCAGCAGCAAATAATACTAACGAAGCGGAGCTATGGCAAAAACTGGGAAAGATGGACGCCGATATACAGAACATCAGGAATCAGATAGAGTCAATCAGCGCAAAGATTGACAGGCTGGATCTGACGGTGGTAGTAGAGCGGCTAGTGAAGCTGGAAAAGGACGTAGGAAATCATGAAGATAGGCTAGACAAACTAGAAGATAACCAGGCAAGGATAGTTTGGTTTATCATCGCCGCCGTGGCTGGAGCAATACTGAAAATGGTAATTATCGATAGGATAGCGAAATGAGTATGTTGGAGCAGTTATTTTTTATGGCGATATTTGCAGGTGCGTTTAGCGGTGCAGTGGTTGGTTTGCTTTTCGCGGCAATTTTCAAATTTGTTTATCGGCTCATTAAGAAAGTAATCAAGGAGGAGTAGGAAATGGCATATCAAGAACTAACACAATTCAACTCGCCGAACTATACGCCTGGAAGCCAAGTAGCAGCGGTGTATGGCATGGCACGAGCCGTAGAAGGCGTAACGTACCATTGGTGGGGCAGTAATTCAGACTTTATGTCGATAGTGAATTATCTATGCCGCGCTAATGGTAATACTTCAGCGCATACTGTTGGCGAGGCTGGCAGGGTGGCGTGGATTGTTGACGCAGTAAACGCTGCTTGGCATGCCGGTAACGCTAGAGGTAACGCTACAACAGTCGGTTATGAATGTAATACACGCCTTAGCGATGGTGATTATGAGACGATGGGCGAATTCCACTACGATATGGAGAAAGCCTACGGCCGCCGCCTAAATATTTATGTGCATAAAGAATGGTTCAATACCAGTTGCTCGCCAATCGATAAAGGGCGTATTCGTGCAATCGCTGACCGCTATCACGCTGGCGGTGGTTCGCGTCCGACAGTCAACGAGACGCAGATTCGCGAAGTGTTCCGCTCAATTTTAGGGCGTGAAGTTGACCCAGAGGGTTTACAGCACTACTTGGGGCAAGCTGCTAAGGGATGGTCAATCGACCAAATCCGTGCTGATGTAAATAATTCTCAGGAGGCGCACCAACGACGTGCAGAGCTGGCTCGCCAAGCGGAAGAATTGAAACGAAGCGAGTGGGTGCGTAACCTGAACGATATTGAAGATATAAAACTGGTCGTCGCACCAGTCGCAGGACTACGTGCCGTCAATATGGTAACCATGGAAGCGTTTGGTAACGTGATTCCTAGAGGGACGGTTATCGATATCGCCAAGGAGACGATAGTGCAGGGCAAGAAATACTACCTATCGCAGTACGCCGTTAAGAATAACAAGCCGTTCGGCATCGCGGCGACAGAGCTAGTTGCGCCAGCTGATCCGAATAAAGATAAGCCGGCATGGCAAAAGAATCTGAAGGATATTGCCGACCAAGATTTCTGGACGCGTTCAGAATGTGAGGTTACTGATCTAAATACTGGCAAGCTGGCAAAGAAATTGCCAATGGGAACAAAGGTTCGCGTTACTCACGTTACGAAATTGGTTGATGATGACTTGATGGTGTTAGAGGGCGGTACGCTGGCAATCGATAAGCTGTATCTAAGCGATAAGCCAATCGACAGCCTCCTAGAAAAGCGAGTGTCGGCACTGGAGGCAATCGTCAATAAAATCATCGAATTTTTAACCAATTTATTCAAAAATTTTAATAAATAATAATAAGGAGGACAATGATATGAAATTGACTAAGGAACAATTACTCAAAATATTAAAAGTTGCGCTGTATGTGGGAGTTTCAAACGCGCTGGGCGCGCTAGCGGCGTTCGTGCAGGGTAACCCTGATGCGTTCGGCATTTATGGCCCGATTATTAACGTGTTGCTGGTTACCGCTATACAGTTGTTTAAGACGGAGGAATAAGATGCTGAGACAGGTCGTGCCAGTTCGCGGTTCAATCGTCGGACACTGCTACTACGATGCAACTGAGCGCGACCTGTCTGTCGGAGCAGAAGACAAGGCAGAAGGATTCCGAGCTGGCGACGTTGCCAAGTATATATCACTAGGCAATCAATCGTCGGCAGTGCTGTATATCCGCATGCTTATGCCTCACTATGCGCGGATAGTTGAGGCTTATTTGGATTTGTGGTGCGTAGTGGCTGGTAACAATGGTGTGCGTGCGGTTTTTGCGTCAGTTGATGGTTTAACGCCAGTAGTATTATTAAGTGATCAGATTGACGAGATGTGGCGTAGACTGTATGGTAAGAGCGATTCAATAAAAGCAGAGAACGGCAGGATTCGAATTGCTGGACTTAATATGAAGCCAGTCATTCCTGAGAGGACGCGCGAGAGCGAGCTAATGGCGCTGGTATTAGCGTTTGACACACCGCCGCAGGGCTTTAGGTTGGAGCGGTTAAATTTGCTACTGGGAACGGAGATATTGATATGATTGGCGATAGGCAAGAGAAGGGCTATCGAACTGGACAAATAAAAGGCAAGGATTATATTTATATAACTGGCACGCCTGGTATGGGCGGTAGCGCCGGCAATAAAGGCGGAGCACCTTTTAGATATTTATGGTGGGCGGTAGAAGCTCACAAGTTGACAGTATTAAACACCAAACTGGAGATTGTCAATGATAACTTTGAACTATTTGACCGCTACATCGATCCAAATGCTGGCATCACCACAAATACTGCTCAAGCCTACCGAATATTATTATCAGCGAAAGCACCCGTTGGCGACGCGGTGGATTATTCGGCGGTTAAAAGCAATACCGATGTAGCAGCTGGAGCTGGCATTGGCAAGCCGCTGGTAGCTGACGAGACTATGCTACCGCAACCAACAGATGTTGGCTACAACGGCAAAATATATGTAATTATCGATATGCTGAGTACCGGCAAGGCACCGCTGGGAGATAAGCTGCTAAACAATAGTCCTGAGTATGAAGCTATGCGAACTAAAGTATATGATTACGAGGCGCGCTTATGATTGGTAGTAGAAATCAGGAATATCCTTACCAGTGTAAAACCGTGTCGCTGGCGGATGCACAGTGCCGATGGCTGGAGGCACATACGCTGGTGGTATTTTTACCAAGGGATTTGATAGAGATAAAAAACCTGTTTGTTTATCTGGCGATTGGTTTTGATAAAATTGAACAACTGGTGGGACAAATGACGGAGAACACTACGCCGCCAGAGCTGCGTAAAATTGGTTGGATAGGCGGTAGCGGCGGACGCAAGATATTTAATGCTGGATTGGAAGGTGATGCCGCTAATGTAAAGTATGATTTCTCAAATGAGCTGGAACTATTTGGACTAGAAGATGGTAAGCCAACAGAAGTGAACAGCACAAAAACACTTAGATTGGAGTTTGGCTGCGGTAATTCAGGTAGTGACGGAAGATTACACGGAAAGGTGAGATTATGGAAAGTGGACATAGTTTATACTACGCAAGGAATACGGTAGAGCCGCCACGTCCGAGCCAGAAGCGATTGAAAAAGAATGCCATGGCGGAGATGGGCGAAGTGATCATGACCGACAGACAGATCGAGCACAGCCCAAAGGTGTGCGCTACATATCAATGTGTGTGGTGCGGTATCACAAGTGAGATGCCGATAATTATTTGCAAGCACTGCCATAATTGTCAATATTGCGGACAGTATCAGGGTGGCGGATACGACCATGAGTGTATCCGTTGCGGTAATCATCTTTCTTGATTTCGTTATCATAATTTGCTATATTAATAGAGAACAACAATCGAGCAAGGGAGACCTCAGTAAAACAGTAATGTTTTTTGCTGGGGTTTTCTCTTTTTTGACCTCAAACTTATATCAAAAATAAGTGAGGGTAATATGTTCGTTGTAGACAATAAACGAATCGCCACGATGCGCAAACACCTCGGCAAAGCGTCAGAACTAATCAAAGACGACGCATATTTGCCAATGTTTCGCAATCGGCAAAAGAAATATAAACAAGAGTTCGACGAATCAGTTGAAGTGGCAAAAACTAAACGCGACCCTGAACGGTATCTCGCGTCAGTTTGGTCGCTAAAAAATCTGGAGCAGTCGCTATTGTGGATGCGCGGCCGAATTGCCAGAGCGATCAACGAACTGGCGCGGCGGCGGCAAGAGAAGAAACAACGGAAAATGGAGGAGAGAGCCAGACGAGATATGAATTATAGCGGTAGAGCGAAGATATCGCAGATGTATGGCGATATGGGCATTTGCCTAAAAAGCTAGCTTGGCTT